CGGCGAGCTCGACGGCCATCTTGATGATGTTGGCCAGCTCTTCCTGGTGTGAGTTGAACTCAAACGTGGCGAACGCCTTGCGCACGTCGTCCATGTCGTCGGTGGCAAACCAGATCTTGCGGCTGCTGAGCTGCCACTGCTTGTCGGCCGGCTGGATGACGTTGGGGTTCATCACGATCTGCGGGCCGCTGGAGACGCCGGCGTTGTCCATCATCTGGCGCCAGGCCGAGTTCAGCACCTTCTGCTGCGAGCGCATGAGGTACGGCACGCCGTAGCCCCAGCAGCTGCCGGCGACCTTTTCCCAGACGTAGAAGTCGTAGGGCAGCTGGCCGTCGTCCAGGGGGTTGAGGAACGCCTTGACGATGGTGCTGTTGATCATCACCACGCACGCGTTGACGGTGCGCAGGATGTCCTTCTCGCCCAGCTTGATGCCGCAGGCCTCGAGGTCCTCGTGGTCGACCTCGCCCCAGTACTCCCACATCTCGTAGGTGTCGCGGGCAATGTCGCGCTGCTCTTCGTTCTCGAGCTCCTGGAACGTGGCGCTGCGCTTGGGACCTTCTTCCAGGACTTTGCGCAGCTGGCTCTTCATGTAGCCCGGCTGCTTGGCCAGCTCACGCACCTGCTTGACGGTCATCTTCTGGCGCTCGTAGACGCCCTTGCCGTCGTGGATGTTCTCGCCGCAGCCGCTGTCGGGGAACACGTTGCGCGGGTCCACGCGGAAGCTGGCCGGGTTGAGCTCCTCGACCATCACGATCTCGTGGATGGTGTTGCCCTCGAAGTCGGTGCGCGGCTGCCAGGCTTTGCGCGTGCGGTTGGTGACGATCGGACCCTTGATCACGCCGGTGCCCAGCACCGCCGCGTCGTGGATCATCTTGCGCAGCTCGCTGTTGTAGTCGCACTCGATCAACTGGTCGTTGATTTCGGTCTGCATGGCGTCGGCCTTCTTGCGCGCCACTTCCATGATCGCGCGGGCGACGTCCTTCTTGCGGACCGGTTGGCCATCCTGGCCCACCACCTGCTGGCCGGTGCGCGGGTCGAGCGCCGGGCTCTCGTCCTTGGTCATGCCCATCAGGTACGGCTCGGGCGTGGGCTGGATGCCCCAGTTGCGGTCGTCGGTGGGCAGCAAGATGTCAGCAACGCGAGCCTCTGCCGCGTTGGTCTTTTGCCGCGTCATGCCAATGAACACCGTGGAACGGTGGGGCTTGGCGTGCTGGGTGGTGACCGGGTAGCCCTGCTCGACGCTGGTCATCATCTGCGACGCAGCGCGGTTGACGTTGTCCTTGCTGTTGTACTGGTCCAGGTCCTCGAGCCAACGCTTGTCGACGCCGTAGCTGTAGCGGTCGCGAATCCACTCGTCGCGCTGCTTGGCCAGGCCGTGGCCGAACGCCTGCAGGCGCTCTTCCATCTTCTCGCGCTCGGCCTCGGGGTCCATGTACTCGACCTGGACGTCTTCGACGCCGGCGGCTGCTGCTTCGTTGGGGAAGTCCATCTGTCAGTCCTTGTTGCTCAGTACCCGGTTTCCGGGTCGAACAGGCCGAACCCGACCACCGGCAGCGCGGCCCCGCGCCGCTGGGTGGCTCCAGCCTCTTCATGTGTCTTGGCGTGGCGGCGCATCATCAGCGCGTAGCGCGTGGCGGCCATCAGGTCGTCGCCGTCTTTGACGATCAGCCCGTCCTTGCGGTGGTACAGGCGGAACTCCTCGAACCAGTCGCCCAGGTGCGCGAACACCCGCAGGCGCATGGTCTGCATGCGCAGCAGCATCTCGGCGATGCCGGCCTCGACCCCGTTGCTGCCGTCGTCGAATGTGGCTCGCTGGCGCAGCATCGAGAGGCCCTGTTTGCGGTACTGGTCGGCCAGCTGTTCGCCTGAGCCCTTATCGCGCTGCAGGCCGTCATGCGGCCACGCGACTGGAATCCAGTCGCCTCGCGCCTTGATGCCAGCGGCGTGGATCGCGATGCTGGCGTCCTTCACCCGGTAGGCGTCGGTGATGTAGACCGTGTCGTTGTCGCGGTCCCAGGCCATCCAGACGGCCGCGGTGGGGTGGTCGATGCCGAAGTCCAGGCCGACGATGCGCGGCCAGTGCGGCGGGATGGGGAACGCGGTGACCTTGATCGCCTCCTCGGCGATGGGGAACACCCGGCCAGAGCCCAGGATCGGGATGCCCTTGGCCCGGGCCTCGCGCTCGTGCTCGGGGTAGCTGGCGATGATGGCGTCGCGCTGCTCGGGCGTGTAGTGCTCGGCGTCCTCGATCGTCATGTTGGTGACGCAGGTGCCAGCGGGCTTGTCCAGCAGGTACCGCTTGACCACCTCGGACATGCCGAGCAGCGGGGTGAACGTCACCCACACCAGGCCGCCGGTGGCGTTGGTCCGGGTCAGGCCCTCGCTGTAGATGGGCATCGGCGGCTCCTCGTCGAACCAGACGAGGTCCACGGTGTCGGCCTGCCACTTGGTGCGGCCCTGGTCGTAGCTGTTGAACTGGACCACGCTGTCCTCGCCGCTGACGTGGCGGACCACCGCGGAGCTGATGGCGT